CCACGGGCGCGCACGCGGTTACTGATGGTTGTGCGGTTGAAACATATTTGCCTCATTGGATTGAGCGCAGGCAATGCCCGCACTATTGTTGCCTCAAGGTCTTCCGGCACCAGTATTTGACCGTTGGCATTCTCCACAAGAGCCTTCAGTTCGTTTGGTTGCATACCTGCTTTGCCACGCTTAAACCAAGAGATAAAGGCTGTTTTTTGTGCCAGCTTATCTTCGCTCAGTTTGGACTGTTCACCAGGCAGGACAATGGCCTGTTTATTGAGTTTCAACTCCAATTCGTCAATGCGGGTGTTCATTTTGTCAACGCTGGCCTTAGCCTCTGCGCTGACAGTGGTGCCGAGTTTCTTAGCCTCGGTTAGTGCCTCTTCGTTCTTTGTTCTCATCTGAGTGAGAGTTGATAATATTTCGTCTTTAACTTCCTTAAGTTCCATCAAACTTCCTTTCGTTTTATAGTTTTGCCAGTAGGGTATCTATCCGCTTCTCCGCGGCCATCGGGTCAAAGTCTATTAGTTGGTTATTCAGGACACTGAGAATATCTGCGGCTTCCCTATCCTCAGAAGTGAGCGGCTCGGCTTCTTTGGCTGGAAGTGCTTTACTGTTTGACTTGGGTGTTATACCCAAGAACGCGTCTACCTTTTCAAGAGCGGCTTTTCCACCGCCATGTGCCCTAATAGCCCCACATACCCGCCGTGCCGTCTCCTCGTTGCCATATTGCTCTGTCTGATCGGCTATGCACTGTTCCCAGGGGTAGTCAGCGGCTACCTCCGTGTCGGTCTTGACCGCCGTGATGACAGCCAGGTCATCGGCAGCAAAGCTCCCCACCACCAGGCTGATGTCAGGCACCTTTAATTCCTGAAGGTGACGGAGGCCAGCTTTTAGCTCTCGCTTAACCACATCAAAGCCAATGCTCATAGTCTTGACCACTCCGGCCTTGAGAAATAGGTGAGCCTCATCAGCCTTCTGTACTCCCCTGGTCAATATGCCGTGGACTTTCAGGCCGTGATTGTCCTCTTCCACTTTGGCCAGCCCTACAGGTTCCATAATGTTGTGCATCCAGAAGAGGGGAATCTCGCCGTTGTGGTCGTTTATGGTTTTTTTGAAAGCCCCGGGCTCGACAATATCCCCGACCTTATCAGGAGTTGTGCGAAACACCGAGGCATAGCCCTCAAATGTTCCGGTTGCCTCGTCTATGCTTTTGACCTCAAACTTAAAACTTTTTCGCTCAAGCATTTTATATGCCTCCAAATTTTGCTCAATATAAAAGCCACTCGTTTTGAGTGGCTTTTAAGTAGCAATACTAAATAAAATGGTTATTTTATTTTTTTACGGCGTCCGTGTAATTTTAGATGGTGAAACGTAAATATCCGCGCCCATCACTGGTTATCCACCCATTAAATGATGATTGTTTGTCGCCCTTGTCCTGTTGCCAAAAACATTCGTGAGAACAAAACTTTTCAGATGAGTTATCCCTAAGGAACGGCTTACCACACACGGAGCAAGTTACTGTCCGCTTTAGTCTACCATTCCTGCGCTGGCAAACCCTAGAACAAAACCGTTTGCCGTGGTCTTTGTCTCTTGGGTGATACTCTATGCCACATTCCTCACAGCGTTTGTTGGTGAGTTTATATAGTTCCGGATGATCCCCCGTCCATCCTTTTGCGTAGCATTCCTTCGAACAATACTTTTGTGTTCTACCTTTGCGGATATCACTAAGTATTTCCTTCCCGCACCATTTACACTTAACTAACACTGGCATCTTACACCTCCATGCTACCTATATTATAGCATAGTCAGCGTAAGAGATAAACATATTAACCCTTCAAATAGCCTTCAACACACCTGCAATCGATAAATTCGGACGGGTCTACATTTGGATCACCTGGGTACATTTGCCCATTTGAATAAGGCTCGTCCAAATCCTTTTCCTCTCCATCCATAGCGGCGTGAGAATCTCTAACCCTATCATCTCTGCTAGTTATGAAATATTTGCGATTCGCTCCCATCTGTTTAGCCGCTTGAGATTGCCCGTAACCCGCCGCTGTACTACATTCTGTCCTCGCCACTCGCATAGCCAGATAGTTGGCATTATCCGTATAGAATCCCCTGATACTCTTGGCTATCTGAGTTACAGATAGTTTATCAGCCACACCCTTATTGATAATATCGTGCATGGCTTGTTTCTGAGTTTCCAGGATAGTCTTGACGCTCTCGGCTGCGTGCTTAGCCAGCCATGCCCTCATAGCAGGGGTGAAGGGGTCAAACTTGCGCTCAGTTGGCCTATGGATGGTTTTGAGCTGCTCTTCCACCTGTTTACCGAAGTCCTCAATCAGCACCTGGCCAGCAGCAATCAGCACCTTCTCCCATTTGGAAGATTGGCTGTTGATAACAGCCTCTACACTGCCCTGGTTATCCGCCACCACCTGCCCCATTTCCTCATAGAGTGGAGCTATCTTCTTTCCTAGCACATTAGCCCAAGCTTGGCGCCGGCTGTCTATGCGTCTCCAGTAGGCGGTCTTCTGTTCCTCAGTTTGTAGAGCAGCTTTAGTTTGTTTAGTCCTGAATATTTTGTCACACTTACCACAATGCCATACGGATTGATCGTTGACAGGTGCTAGAGACTCTACAGGGGTCATTCCCATACAATTAGGGCAGATAATATCTACCACACCTACAACCGTCTTCTGCCCTGGGATGGACTCCTGTGCTTTACTTCCACCAGATACCACGCTAAACGGCAAGTGGCTTTCATCCCAGCCCGGAAACTCCTCAATGCCAAGCTCTAAAATAGTATTTGCCTGAGATAACGGCACGCCCATTGACCAGAGTTTTTGCGCCTGGTCGACCTTCTGGCCGTAATCAGCACGTAGAGCAGGTATGCCGGAAATGTCATAGCTAATTGTGATACGCTCGGCATCTGGATAGTATTTCCGCACTTTGAGATTGAGGGTTGATTTTATATCGTCGAGGAACGGTATCACCACTATCTCGTAAAGCCCCTTCTTAGCCTCTACCACGTTGTTATATGATGATTGGCTTTTGTCTCCACCCCACCAAGCATCTAGCCCAAAGGCTGCGAATATGTCCTGCTTATTCCTAACCCTAGTATTGAGATAATCCATTTCGACCGGAGATAACGACATCTGATACCATTTAGTGTTACCACCGATAACCCAGGGAGCGCGTTTATTGTCTTTGGGTAGATACTGCTCTTTGACTTGGCGAACAGCCTCGTCATACTGCTCTTTGTTTGTTATCCCCTCATTGACGAATACACCGTCAGGGGTACCGCGGTTTTGCATACTGACCTTCTGCGTGTCCTGAGCCTCGTTATCAGTGTCTACAGTCCGGCCAGCGGCTTTCAGATCTCCCATGCCCCAATATGGATTCCCGGGGTCAAACTGCATAAAGTGTATAAATGTTTCCGGTGGTACTGTAGACTGTCTACCAGTAGTATCAGATATTTGATAGCCTTTGAGCCATTCACTGGGTACCTCCGAGGGTATAGGCTGAATCATATCGGGCATGCATACCCAGAATTCACGGGGCTTGCCATTAACCATAATGGGCTGTATGAGTGAGTTTCCAGCCAGCTTCAGGTGAGCAACGATAAACTCCATATTGTCTTGACCGGAGAAGTGAGGGTTAGGATTTGCCCAAGCGGTAGTAAATGGATGGTTAGGTATCTGCTCCCCGGTCTCGTTATCTATCACCACCCAGGGAATGCCGGAGGCGGCTTGAACGATGGTTCTCACAGCCCTGTAAACATAGAGTGATAGTTTGTAGCCTTCCCTCACGCTCTTCTGGACGGTCAAATCGGTATAGATAGGGATACCCGGCTGTTGACGTGAGAATACATTTAGGACATTCTTCGGCTGGGGTTTATCCGCTTTAGTCCCTATACCTAACCATGATTTTATGCCCATGTGTTACTCCTAATTGGCGCGACCTATGAAGAATGGCTTGGAATCTTGCAACTGCTCAAATGCCCCACTCACAGCGTCGCAGTTATGAACTAAAAAACCGTTTGCAAAATACTCGTGAACACCATCAACGGTTAAGTCGTATACGGGAACGGGGTGGTCTAGCTTTTTCCTTGCAATGCGCCGAACAGTACATAGCGTTAGTATTTTTGCTTTGGAAATTTGCGCCACAGCTAGTACATTTTTTATTGAGCAATGGCCTTGTTGCCAGTGTGTTGAGTGCATGTTGCCGATGCCATT